GCTGAAGATGTTGTCGCCGAGATCCGCCGGTGGCACACTGAGGAGCGTGGCTGGTCTGATATAGGATACCATGCCATCGTGCATCGTGATGGATCAGTTGCTCATGGCCGATCAGATGATCGCAAGGGCGCGCATGTTGCTGGTCGCAACTCCACAACCATAGGCGTAAGCTTGGTCGGTGGTCGCGGCGGTGTAGCCAATGGCAAGTTTGAAGACAACTTCACGCCAGAACAAGACGAAGCTTTGCGCAAGTTGATTGCAGAATACAAAGAAAAGTATCCCAAGATTGAAACAGTCTCAGGACACAATGACTATGCAAGCAAAGCTTGCCCAGGCTTTAACGTAGGAGAGTGGTTAAATGGCTAAAGATGGTTTGTACTCAAATATTCACAAAAAGAAAAAGCGGATCGCCGCTGGATCTGGCGAGAAGATGCGCAAGCCTGGGTCTCCAGGCGCACCAACAGCGCAGGCTTTCAAGGATAGCGAGAAGACCGCTAAGAAAAAATCCATGATGAGCCGGAAGGCCTAACATGAGCAGGCCACCAGAAAGAACCGGCAACAGTGGACGCCGTGCAGCCTTCCTGCAACGCATGGGCAAGATGCCTGGGCCAACAAAGAAGAAGGACGGGACAGACACACCGCTCCTTAAATCTCTGAAGGCTTGGGGAGCGTCATCGAAGAGCGAGGCTGTCGCCAAAGGCAAGCGTATTTCCATGATGAATAAAAAGAAAGACAGCGCATAAAAAGCTTGAAGCTATTTCGTGCGCTGTTATAAATCTCTAGTGGGTGGCTTTCATCACAATACAAATCGCTTTGTCCCAATCGGGCGGTTGTTTACCTCGGATGACGTTGCTACCAAAAAAGCGCCACCTTTTTAATCTCAACGGCCACCCACACGACATCAAAATATAATCCCTACCATCATCATTAAACCAGCGCCGCTGGCGAAACCAATAATTGCTCCAATCAAACCAGCTGCGTTTATCATGCGCTCAAGTTCTTTGTCACTCATTACCTGGCTCCTCTGGTAAATAGTAATTCCAGTATGTTCGATCATATCTGTTAGATGGTCCCTTGTATCGGTTAAGTTTACCAACCTGGGCCATTCCATTTACAAACCCATTAATAGCTTGAGCCGTTATTTCTACACCTTGCTCGATAAGCTTTTGGCTAATTTCCCTGGCGGTTAGGTCTTCGCCCGGACTGAAACAATTTATTATCATTTCACGCACAATATCGGCTGCATTAATTTGTTCAATTTTTGCTAGTGTCATTGCCGTTGCGGCAGACTCTTTCTTTTTTTCTGAAACAGGGAGGGGCGGCCGCTTTTTTAGCATCGCCATTTCAATCTCAAACTCCATGACATTCCAGGCGTAAGCGATCTCTTTCTTTTCAGCCGGTGTTTTAGCAAGGGCTATTTGTTGTACTGCCCGTTCCCTTCTAGCTTTCTTTCTATCATTGTAGCTAGAGCTAGGATTTCTTCTAATTGCATTTTGAGGTTGAGCCTGCTTCTTTTGCTGCTGTCTTCTATCATTAGGCTCGTAAGTCGCTTTAGCCTTTGCAGATACTTTAGCTGTTCGCGCGTTTCTTCCATCTTCATTTTCCCTGTAAGTGTGAAACCTAATACCGTATTGAGTAGCGGCTCGCGTAACGGTTGTGGGTGATAGAAAGGTTTGCTCTGCGGCCTGGCCCTGCGTCAGCCCCATATTTGCACAGCGAATCAAGGCTGCAACTTCTTTGTCCGTAATTCTTACACCCATTTAAAGATCCTCCTCAGTTTCGAGAGGTTCTACTTGCCCGCTTCCGTTGCAGTTTTCGCAATCATACATCTTGCTTTCAAAATCGCCGTGCCAAGTTGAGCTTTTAGGAACCCAATCGTCTAACTCAACGCGGCCACTTCCATCGCAGTCAGGGCAATCAATAAACTTTTGCATTTCTTACCTCGTTTTTATCAGCTTGTTTGCTGCTTTTATAATGCCAGGGGCGCAGATTATTTCAACGCCCCTGGCAAATCAGATCACCGCCAGTTGTTTGGATCGCTGTTCTGCTGCGGTTGCCATTGCTGCTGTTGCTGCGGTGGCTCTTGCTGCCATTGCTGCTGCGGTGCAGGAGCGGGCTGGTATTGCTGCTGCGGCGGTGGCGCGGATTGCGCCTGGTCTGGCCTGCGGTTCGGAAACAAGTTCCAAGATCCGATCTTTGGAAAGTTGCGCGGCTCGTCGCCTTGCTTGGCGGCAACAGAAATGCTGATCGTCAGCTGGTGTTCGAGAAGAATATCATGGATCTGCTCGATTGCAGCGCGCGCTGCCGGATCGCCTTTGCGTTCCTTGGGTTCATTGATCCAAGCCGAGGCTGTCATATCGACTGCCTGGCCGTTTTGCATGAAGCCTTGAAGTTGAAGCCGATTGTTTCCTAATTGTGGTCTGCTCATAGCATCGCCTTTCTTTTGTTAAACTCAGTTTTCAGTGTTTCGTATAGTTCGGGGTGCTCCAGGGACAATTTATCTAAGCCAATGCTATAGTGATCCTCCCATTTACCGAGATCCGAAAGAACCGTTATGGTTTTCAGTTCGGCAATTCTGTCTGCAAGATACTTCTGCGGCCCATTGCTGGCCGGAGGGGCTTGCGGTGCAGGCTGCGGTGCTGGTTGCTGCACCGGCTGGGCCATTGCTTGTTGCTTGCGGTTCACTGCATCAAGCTCGTTGATCGAGGCGTATGCTCCACCATGCAGGCCCAGGCTTGCCAGGGCGCGACCAATTGCAGAGGTCTCACCGTTCTCCAAGGCAGATGTTTTGTTGACGTTACCCTGGCCGCGTATCTCTTCAGCAAAGCCGCTGCCAATTATCATGCCGGTCTCATTTGTGACCGTTGCCTTGATAACAACGCGCGTTCCATCGTCCACCAGGATCTCAGTATTTATACCTAGTGATGTTCCGAAGGCTTTACGAAAGGCCTCGACCCTTACGAATACCTCAGTGTATTTTTTGCCGCCCCTCTGGACAACGCCGTGCGTCCTGTTGAGGTCGTTCACCTCGGACATGGCTGTGATTAATTCATTCATTTAGTTACTCCCGCTAATACCTGTGCGCTACGCATAACATCTGGGTGCTGATCCCGCCACACGAAGCTGTCTTTGAATTGAGGATCGCAAAGCTTTAACAGCTGCTCCACGTTCTCTGTTACCATCATAAGCTTTTCACGCCGCATACACGCAGCGATAATATCTTGCAGCGCATACTCTAGCTGCTCAATCGTTGCCTCGAAAACTGCGTAGCCGATCCGATTGGCGTAAACCACGCGCGGGATCTTGCCGGTGATGTGCCAGTATCCAGCAACTTGCATGAGATGTGGCGGCTTGATTGCTTTTGGCAGAGAGTTCGAGCGCGGCTGGTCAGTGTCAACTGCTGTATCCCACTGCGTCTTTAATTCAACTGCGCCCTCCTGGTAATCTCCGTAACCCAGGTATGGAAGTTGACAGCCTGGAAGGTTGCCGCGAAGCTCAGTTTGTCCGACGATCTTGTTGGCTCCTGCCGTTGCTTCCCGCAGCCCAGCCAGGGCGTTCTCACAAACAAGCTCAAACTCGCACCGCTCTGCGACTTCATCTTTCTTGCGCGGAGCTTTACCGTCTGCACCGAAGCGGATCTTTTGCCGCCCCTCGATCTGCGCTGCCGTTTTATCCTGGTCAATCCAGCTGCCGGTTTGCAGAGAAGTTAGTACGTTCAACGCTTCACGATACGCCTCGTTAGGGGAAGCATCTTCAAGCAGGCAGAGATCGCAGTAGTATTCCACTGCCCGACCACTCGCCATGTTTACATTGTCATTGTACTGGCTTTTTCCCAGGTAATCTTTGTAATGACCGCCCGCTGCTAAGATCGCCTCAGACTGCCCCTTGTCACCTTCTGTCTCGCCGTTCACAACCTTCATTGCTTTTGCCCTGGCGGGGCGCAACACGCCCTTTTGGAAAAAAGTGTAATAATCTGGGGTGCTTGGGTTGCTGTGATGGTAGTAACCCTTTTTGTGCGCCCAGCTTAGATCGTTATCTAGCCCCATGTCGTTACCTCCTTGTTGACATCTTCTGTCTATTACTATTTAACAGCAGCAGACAATGCAAGGGGAAATTTTATGCAATTGGACGATTGGCGGAAAAAGAAGAGTCTAAGCTATGTGCAGCTGGCAAAGAAACTAGGCGCAAGCCATGCAACGGTCGTGCGCCGGTGGTGTTTGCCGGTGGGTCATAAAGATAAGATGATTCCATCTCCGAAGTTTATGCGTATCATAACTGAAAGCTCTCTTGGCGAGGTGTCACCCAATGACTTCTACAGGTAGCGTTAC